ATATTCGACCTTGCCCGGGTCGTGAGAAGCTATGCGCTTCCGGAAACCTCATCTAATGAAATGATTAGGTTTAGAGTTATCTAATGAATTGATAACTCAGCAGTCTTTTGACTTGGAGATACATTCACGTGAAGTGGATCTATCTGAAAAATCACTTTTGTTTAATTTAAGGAATTAGTTATGAAAAAGAAAGCATTATTTGTTGCTCCATTGAATGCACAGTTGGACCAACAATTACACACACATCTCGAAGAGATTGAAGGTGAAGGTCTTTTAGATCTAGTCGCTTACATTTACTCTGCAATGACTGACAATGATGTAGAACAGTTTCCCTTCGTTAGATTATCCATCAGACAATTGTCCGCTATTATGGATTATCTCGATCTGTGGAAATTGGACATTGTTTCATTCGATAATTTGCCAGCCGGTGATTACACCACCGTTTGGTATACGTTATTACGCTCGGTGCAATCCGTAACAACTGAGTCTGTTCGACCTTTCATTGAGCTACTCCGTGAAGAAGGTGCGAATACTCGTAGTGTCGCTGAGACTCTGATTTCAAGAGCACATCAGGCGACAAAACGTGAAGAAGAAGCAGCTTTACGTCGTGAAGAAGCTGAAGTGTTAGAAGAGGAAGAAAGTAAGCAGTCGACTGATCGGGACGTTGCTGACGAGGCGAAATAATCATGTCTGGTTTTCGTTCCTTCTTTCCCGCGATCCGTAAAGCACTCTCAACGAGTTGGGAGAAAGTATTATCAATCTCTCACATGGCTCCTTTGCGTAAGAAACCACTTACTTCTCGTACAAAGGATAAACCATGCGATGGTATTGCTGTCCATGCTTCGACTGATGAAAAGCCAGCTATGCTGACTGATTCTGAAGAGATGGTTCGACTTCGGACGTTGTTGTTGGATGAGTTGGAGAAGAATCCGAAGTTAAAGGCTTTGATTGACAGTGATGGCTTTGCATCTGCAAACGCTATGGTTGGCGATTTTAGATCGCTTTGTACTGTAGGTGGCTATTTGATGAATCCGATAGCTGTGCCCTTATCTAATAATTCTGCTTTACTGAAAGAGTTCAATCTTACTGACGGTTTTCTATCAGAAAGAGATCGCATGATTTTCGATGAGGTTCTGAAGTGCATGTTTACTGATTGGGAGCCGACCGACGTTCCTATCAGAAAAGCCGCATCAACGGGAGCTCCTTTTCGTACAATCGACGTTTCTTTCAAGAAAAAGCTACTGTCTGACGCTCTCAAGAATATTTCAAAAATCGCTAAATGTATACGTGAATGCGATTTTAATAAACTGTGGAGTGATCATAATATCATCTGTACTCACATTACTGGAAGACGCCTGCAGGCTGACTCCGTACAGAAGAATGACAGAGGCGAATATGTTTCAAAGATCCGCATGGTACCTGACTATGACTTTGCTTTAACAGGTGGTCGTTCAGGTTCTAAGATGGAAGCTGATAAGAGTGTGAACACTAAAAGAGGCACGTTGTTTCAGCAGTTTTGCATGCGTGTACGAACTGTGTTTTCCGCACCCTTTTCGTTGAACTATCTGGTAGCGTCTTTTATGGTATGCTTTAGATCGGTTTATCTTTATCGTTATGCTTTCACTTGGAAGCATCGAACTGCTGCCGAGATTAAAGAGAAGATATCCCGCTTCTCACATATCATAGGTGTAGACGTTACATCTTTTGATAACTCACCACAAGAGTATCTGATCGATCGTTTTATTTCTAAACTGAGAGAATCATTGTCAGAGGACGTAATTACGATTATTGAGGCGCTCTTTTATATGCCACTCTTTGTTACAAACCCTGTACCGAATTCAGAACATGAAGGTTTTGGACTAGGTGATCCTTTTAAATTTGATCCAAAAAGACCTTTTTCGGTCGAGGAGTTTACTAGATTAGTTGTAGGTTTACCATCGGGAATTTCACCTAATCCCGATTTTGGTAAGTGGTGCTGTACCGCTGCTTATCTGTGTATCTTTGACCGTTATTATCACGATGTACTTGAGGTTGGAGTGCATACTATTTTAACTGGGGAGCATACTTATGGCCTTTTAGACATGAGTGATGATGCTGTGTTGTTATGTAACGACGCTGCGTTTATTACTTTCTTTAAAGAATTTTGCGCTAAGAGTGAACCTTTCTACGTTAAAATTGACGTTGAAGATGGTGTAAAATTCTTAG